TAAGTAAAACCCGCTCCTGCCATGTATACACCGACAGCATAGTTTGCAGCATTTATATACACTGAATAGAAAGTTCCGTTCCTCCTTTGAAAATCGTAAGTCCCGAATTGCCCGACCGCTGAACCAACGGCTATCAGGTTCAGCCAGTGTGCTTGTCCATCGGCGTACACCTTACAAAAATCCGCGTCTGGCGGCGCGTAGAAAGACGTTCCATCGCCCGCCGTCAGCGAGACTGCATCGTCCGGCACGTCGTGGACAATCTTCAGGCCGTTCGGCGGCGCCGGCTTGTCGGAGGCGGTCGGCGCTCGGTCAGCGGGGCTTTGGTTTGGAGTCGACAAGTGCGTCGCCGGAAGCGCGTCGTCGCTGTCAGCTCGCGTTGTAGTTGGGCTCGCGTCGCTGTTCGTCTTCGGGTTTTCGTTGGCCGCGACTTGCACGCCCTTCGGCTTCTCGTCGCGTCCTGCGCCCGGCTCGACCGCGCCGTCCGCCGTCGTAAAGCGCCCGCGCTCGTCGTGATAGGGGTTGAATTTGCCGAAGGCCGGCGCGGCCGTCGCCTCCGCCGCCAGCCCCAAATCCGCGCGCGCCTCGGCGATCGTCTTGATCCCGGCGCCGACCAGGATGTTCAGCGTTTGCGCCTGTTGCAGCGGGTCGACCGCGTCGTCGCCGACCCACACGAATTCGAGGTCGGGCTGGTTCAGGTAGGTCTGGATGACCTCGTCGAGCGCGCCCTTGATCCACGCCTTCAGCGGAACGAGGCCCTCCTGCGTCGCCTGCAGCCGCAGCGTCTCGCTGGTGGCGCGGTTGACCTGGCTGACGAAGGCCGAAGCCGGCACCGAGAACGCGTAGCAGATCAGCCGCGCCAGCCACTCGTCGTACTGGTCCTTCAGCGGCGGCTGGCGCGCTTCGATCAGACGGAAGTCGGCGGGCATGAACTTGGTCATGCGCCGGCGCGCTGAATTCCCGCTCATCAGCGCGTCGAAATAGTCCTGGAACTGGCGGATCTGGTCGACCGTCCATTCCTTCGGCAAGGTCGCGAAGGCGTCGGGGGTCGAGCCGGCGCGATAGTAGTCGAGCGTCGCCGCCTCGCGCCTCAGCGCGATGTTGACGGTGAGCGCGATCTGCTCGACGGGACTGAAGCCGTAGAGCTTGTGGGCGCGGAGGTTGCGCGGCAGGTAGAGCAGCTCGTCGGATGAGAAGTCGGCGGCGGGGACGCCGTGAAGGATCTGCTGATAGGCCGGGTCGGGCGGGTCGGGCGAGCGGCCGTCCTCGCCGATCAGCGGCGTGATCGTCGCGCCGTCGATCACGTCGAGGCTGTAGAGCGCGCCGTCGCGCGCAAAACGCGGATAGAGCGTCGCCGCGTCTATGACCAGCAGGTCCTCGAGCAACATGCGCAGCCAGGCCGAGAAGGCATGGCGCCGGTCGGGGCGGGCGAGGAAGGCGAGGGCGGCCTTGGCGCGCTCCGCGGCGTCGCCGGCGTTGGCGGGATCGCGCGCGCGCACCGAATAGCTCAGCGCCGCGACTTGGTCCTTGCGCGTCTCGATCACCGTCCGCAGCAGCGGCAGCGCGTCGGCGAGCGCGCGCAGCTCGGCGAAGGAAATGCCGCCTGTCGCGCGCGGGACATAGGAGAGGTTGACGCCGAACGGATAGTCGAACTGCCGCCCTTTGACGTCAGGCGGCGCCTGCGGGGCAAGCGGCTGCTGCGGCCCGAACCACGTGTCGGGCGAAACGCCGCTGATTGCATAGCGCGCCGCAACGGCGAGGCGCGCGATCAGGCTCTGCGGCAAAGGAGTCTCACGGCCTTCGTCGGGCATGGGCGGATGGTCCTTGGGATGGAGGACGCCGGCGCGCAGCGCGGAATCACGCACCGCGGCATATGTTTCGGCTCGCCGATACGGGCTTGTGATAGGCGACTCGGATGGTCGTCGCCGACGATCGGCTTCTTGGCGACTAAGGCGCCGCCGAGTGCATCGTTCAATTCGACGACGAGACGCGCCCGGACTCTCGTCGCGGCTCGCTCGCAGTGAGGCCGTCAATCAAATGTCCAGGCTCGGACGCTAGCACCGCGCATTCAATCTCGTCGATGTTGAAGACGATCGCGTACCCGCCGGCGGTCTGGGATGGAACGATGCGCTGCTGCGGCGCAAATTGCCGCGACGAAATTTCGGGATCACTCAGAGTCGAGTCGGGAAAGAGCAGCGAAATTCGACGCGGCGGACTCTGGACGGCGACTCCATCCACCGGTCGGTCGCCGTCAATCAAAGTTCCGCCTTCGATCGCCGATGCAGAACCGCTTCGGCCAACCGACCTGACGCCTTGGAAACGCACTCCAATAACCGGAGCGATCGAAGCCCAGTCCAGTGGGCTGGGGTTCTTGAGCGAAGCGACCATGGCTTTGAGGAGCGTCAGAACGTCTAACATTGTCGTCTCATCAATAGGGGAGAAGTGGCGAGAGCGGCAGACCCTTTGCGCATTCGTCCATTCGCTGCGGCATCCCCTTCATGCATTGTCCCTGAAAATAGGGGTCGCCGTCAAAAATGGCCGAACGGCAAATTGCCAAGTCAGACTCTGCAATCTCCTCGCACGAAACGTTCACGTGGTTGACGAAGTTGCTCGAGGGAGGAAGGAGGATCTGCGCGCGAGAGGGCGCACGGCCACCCGTCTCAGATCGACTGGAGCCGGCGCTCGGTTCTAGATATTGCGCCCAATTTGAGGAGGCATCTGCGATCTGGACGCCTCTTGTGCGCACTGGCGGTTGCGCCCCCGCGTCGCCAACCCAATCATTAGTCCATTGCCCGCCGTCCGGATTGCCCGCCGGCACGCGCGGCTGGTCAGGGCTGTATTTTGCCGCAGGCGGGCCGCCGCTCGTCGTCTCGCTCGTGAGCGCCGCGACGATGGCGCTAGGTGCGACGCCCGCGTCTATCAGCGCGTCGGCGAGAAACAGTCGCCGCGCCCCTTCCAGAGGATCGCCGAGCTTCGCAAGGCGGCTCAACGCGAGGTGGGTGAGCGCCACCACACGATCGCCGTCGCGCCAAGTCTCGACCGCGCGCCGAACATGCGTGAGGCGCGAAGCCTCGATCGGCCCGCCGTGCGCGCTGGTCAGCAAAGCGGCGAGACGCGGCTCGTCGAGCGGCGCGCCAATCTTCGCCAACCGCGTCCCGGCGCCGAGCGTCATATAGCCATTGACGAACGCCATCTCGGCGACGATCGGCTGCGCCGCCATGTACTCGTCGCAGCGCCGAACCAAGTCTTCGTTTCGCATCGTCGCTTTCTCGTTCACGGCAGCACGACCCTCACCGCGACCACGGCGATCGCGTCGCCGTCGAGGTCGCCGGGGTCGCGCACCGGGACGCCGCTGATCTTGCAATCGTGGACGGCGCCGCCGAGCGTCTGGCGGCCGAGCGCGAGATCGGCGCCGGACGGCGCCAGCGCGCTGTCCAGCGCGTCGAGCGCCGCGTTGATCGCGCTCGCGCCGGGAGCGGCCGGATCGCGCGCGTCGAAATAGAGGAAGAGCTTCGCCTCCAGCGTGCGCTTCGGCGCCGCGGGCGTCGGCCATTGATAGGTCTCGGGGCCGCTTTCGAGCTGGAACAGGGCGGGGCGCAGCGCCGCCGGGACCTCGCCCCACAGCCTCAGCCGCCGCGCGGCGAGACCCCACGGATAGGCGGCCGAGACGGCGGCGAACAAGGCGGAGAAGGCGGCTTCGCGGCTCATGTCTGGCCCCAGGTTTCTTCGAGCGTCGCGGCGAGGGCGGCGACGATCGCGTCGCTTTGCTCGTCGAGCGTCGCGCGCAAATAGGAGCGCTCCGGGATCAGCGAGCCGGGGTGCTCGACGCGGCGCGCAAAATGCGTCGCGCCGCCGTCGACGAAGGCGAGCGCGCGCGCCTTCACCGGCAGAATCTCGTGCGCCGCGGTCTTGCCGCCGTATTCCTGGATCGCCGCATATTTCAGCTCGCCCATCGAGCCGACGGTGGCGACGATCGTCCCGCCCTCCGCCGCGACCTCGGCGGCGATCGAGTCGCGCAGCGCGCCGGAGCGCGCGGCGAGGACCTGGCCGGAGAGCTTGTCGAGCCGGATCGTGTCCGCGAGCGCCAGCGCCAGCGTCGCCGCCTTGGCGGAGAGCGCGGTTTGAAGCGCGTCGGGAAAGGCGTCGAGGCGCGTGAGAAGCGCGTCGTCGCCGGAGAGGGCGAAGGAGAACATCGAAACACGCTCGCGAGTTCATGGCGCGCAGGCGGTCGAGGGAGGCGAAAGCGCGCGCCTCTCGCCGTCATCGCGAGCGAAGCGACGCGATCCGACGCTGGCGCGCGCGGCGCCGGCTCATCAATCGCGTCGTCGCTGGCGCTTCTCGCGATGACGGGTTGTCGGCTCGGGTTGGATGAGCGTGGAAGGCCGCCGTCGCCGATCGTCGCCGCGAGCGCCGCGGTCCAGTCCAGTCGGGCGGCGGCGCGGTTGAGACGCCTGAAGGTTTTCGGCTATCGGCGCGGCCGTCGTTCGCATCACGGCCGACAGCGCGATTGCGCTTCTGACTCCTGGCCGACCTCCGCCGCGGTGTTTCAGTCCTGGTAGAGCAGCAGTTTCACGATGCTGCAGCTCTTCTTGTCGACGACGAGGATCGGGAAGCTTCCTTCCCTCGCGTGCTTGTCTTCATCGAAGGCTTCAATCGGCGTGACGTATGTGATCGTCCACACATCGCCCCTGTCGACGACGTCGATGTGTTTGTCGCTTAAGTCGAAGCTCGGAAAACGCTCGTCGTGGAATCGCTCGAGAACAGCGATTGGATTGCAGGTCGTCGCGTCTGACATACGCGTTTCCCCATTTGCGGCGCAACAAACCCAGGCTGAGGCGCCTCCAGCCAAGAAGCACAAAATGGGAAGCGAAGGTCGCCGGCGGGCGGCCGGCTGCCGCATGCTAGTGCCTTCGGCGGAGCAACGGACCATAGAAATAGAGGCCCCGAT